AGCTTCACGCACACGCGGATGATTCTCAATTTGCTGACGGATCGCTTCCTGGGGATTCTCGAAAAAATCTACAGGCGCAACTTCCTCTACTTTTGGCTTTGGTGTCAGTTGTGACTTGATGAGTTCATCGGCAAGTTTGCGAACTTCCCCTACTTCTATACCTTGTCGCGCAATCAGCTTCTCAGCCTCTTGGTGCATTTTGACAAGATCGTCTACCGATTTACCACGATAGACTTCGGGAATTTGCGGAACTTCTGCCGGGGTGGGTTCGGCTAGCTGTTCTTCAACAGCCTCGATCTCACCTACTTCACCATCAATATCCTGAATCTCTGCCATAAATCTACACTCCGACCCTTAACGGGCTACCGGTTAAACACTACCGAAGGCTGGCTATATGCTCCATTCGATAGAACGTACTCGGTTTATATACCGAATTTCAAACGAAATCAAGCATTTTTCGCTTTGATTCTCGCGTTATCTTCACGAATCCTCGCCCACCTGTCAGCAGCGCCTGGGAACGATCCTGTGATGCCCTCAAGACGGACGGTTGGCATGGCCTGCAATAGCACCGCATCACCGTGACACTCTGGACACTCGATGGTCCGATACTCGCTGTCCACCAGCTTCTCGGTCACGATGCCGCATGCGCTGCAAATAAAGTCATTCAGTATCCGCACTGGTCAGTTCCTTGTAAGATTCTTCAGTGGTCTTTTGGAGCGACAGCATCCAGCGCATGATGGACACCTCGCCCTGTTTGAACCCTACGTTTTCAGGGGTAACGCCGGACAATGTATTTGTCGCGTCCATCATGTTCTGGACATCTTCCATGAGGTCTTTCCAGGCGGGATGCGCGAACATCTCAAACCGGGACTCATAGTATTTTTGCAGCGCTATGTCCATGTCGATCCGTTCCAGTATTTCAATGATTTGGTCTGCCAGGCAGCACCGTCCCAGTATTTGAGGGTCTTTGCGACCCATGCCTCACCGTTCCAGTATTTGAGTCTACTGGATGGTGTTGGCGTGATCCCGAATAGCGCAAGAAGCAGGGACATTTAGCTTATTCCCAGTATGCGTCGTAAACAGCAGTGATTGTGATTGCTCCGGTAGTCGTCACGGTTCCGATATTGCGCGCAACGATGGCGACAAACTCACCCGGCCTGACCACGATGGGGTTGCTCAGTTGCAGCGTCAAGCCTTGCGAACCAAGCGTACCGACTGCCGCAGTTGCTGCGTAGGTTTCCATACCAATAGGCACGATGCGCGGTGCGTGAGTCGTAGCGGTTGCGAAAGATGCAGTTTCAGCCGTTGCCAGAGAAACCGCAGTGTGTCCGAATGCCACAGCGTAAGCGTAAACGACTGGGCCACCTGCTAGGACAACTGACACAGCACCTTGAACCTTCACACCCATAATCACTAGGTTTCGACCTGTAATGTTGATCGTTGGGGCTGGGTTTTGGTAGCTGAAAACAATGCCATCAGATGCCGCTGCCAAAGTAGGTAATACAGCAGCGATGCCACCCAAGCCAGTAAACGCCGCAGTGGTGTTGGTGATAGCTACAGCCGTTGGTGCGGTGTTGTTAGTCCAGATTGAGGTCTTGCCTTGAGTGTGTCCGTTCTGACCTACAAAGCCGGAGTTACCAGCCAGTGACCGAGCAACGCCCCAATCCTTGTTGGTCAGAATGTCAATCTGGCTGATCGTAATGTCAGACACGCGCATGGTGTTGGTGTTGGACACCGTGCCAGTGCAGAGTTTCTGCATGAATGTAGGCAGAGAACCTTGGAGATATGGTTGTGCTGTAGATTGTGGGATGGTCATTTTACCCAACAGGACGTCATCTTTCCATACTTCCACTTCGCTGTTGCCGATAACGATGCAGTAGTGGAACAGGTTACCAAGAGTCAACGCGCTGTTCAGTTCCAGCACACCTGATTGCGTGGTTGTGCCGTTGTAGCGCATCACAAGAATCGTGCCACCACTTGTGAATTGCAGCCATACACCATCTGTAGGCTCTGTACCTGCTACCGATACGTTACCCAAACCACAGAGGAACACTTCGTTAGCTACCATTGCCGCGGTGAACTGTCCAACATGAAACTCCAGCGCAAGACCAGACGCACCAAAAAGCGGTATGTACTGGAATGAACGCATGAAAGCGCCGTGAGTCGCTGCCGTACCTTGGACAGTGCCGAAGTTCAGCGTACCTGCACCGGGCATCGTGGCTGTGAGCGTTGCCGCAGCGTATGCCCATTTGGTTGTGTTCTGGGTTAGACCGTTAAACGTATCGTCCAAAATTATCGTATCCATACCCACCCGCAGGCGGTAATCAGACGATGTTTCAGGCGACTTGAGATAGGCAGTGCCTGTGACAGTGCCGGGGTCATTCTCCGAGAACATGCGGAAAGAACCCACGTTGCCAGGGTTCGCTGAGACATTAGTCTCTGCTGTGACCTTCAACTGATTGCCAGCGTTGACTTCTGCAACGTTGCCCGATGTATTACCTTCAATGCGAAAACCTGACATAACTTGCCCCTTTTAATCTGCCCAGACGTAACGCGACTGGAACGTACCTGTCAACCGAAGATTCGACGCGGCCTGCGCGGTAAAACCGACGCCAGCAGTCACCGAGATAACCTGTAAAGACAACCCACCTAATGGTAAGAGTTGATGCTCTACGGCGTTATGTGTTGCCGTGCTGTCAGTGCCCATCAGGTACACCTCCACCTTAGAGGCTGCACCAATTGTCGCATCAGCCACAGTAGCGGTGACAACGTTTGCCCCTGGCACCGCGCCAAAGTCAAATGTAAGTGTGCCTTGACCTGTTGCCATTACGATATGTCCAGCCAAAGCTGGTTTAGTTGTGGGTTGGGAGGTGCTGTGGATGATACCGTAATCTGCCAGGCGTTACCAGCCACAAACACCCCACCCTGACCCTTTTCGACAGGTATCTCCCCTGCGTCGATAATGTTGCCGTTCGATAATGTCAGGACAAGGTTTCCGTCAATATCGATCTCGGCATCGACAACCGACACCCCCTGTGGGCCGACTTTTCCCATAGCGCCAGGGTCACCTTTATCACCCTTCGGGCCTGCGATACCATCCCTGCCGTTCTTACCGTCTTGCCCGTCTCTGCCGTCCCTGCCATCAACCCCATCCCTTCCAGTTAAACCCTGTTCGCCGCGTTCACCTTTTTCACCCTGTTCCCCTTGCGGGCCGACAGGCATCCCAAGAATCCTGCGAGTGTCATCCCGCAGCTTCTTGAATTCCCTCGCCAATACCAAGAGACTGGTTTCGCTCATTTCAATCTTTCAAAATTGAGTTGAATTGGTCAGTCTCTTGGGATTTCATTGCCATCTGCATCTTGGCGATGTCATGGTTGGACTCAATATCCCTCTCCTTGAGCATTAGCTCTGCAATCTTGGCTCGGCGCTCAAAGTCAGCGCCTTCAGCGTCTTCGTTTAAATTGTTAGAAAGTGCCGACACCACCTTGGCCTGCACCTCACTCGGCATGAGTTGCGCCTCGACGGTGATCTTCTGAGTTTCGGCTTTGGTTTTCTCAACCTTGGCCTGCTTGTCAGCCATGTCCAGTTGGACACCCATCATCTGTGCCTGCTGTGCCTGTGGGTCGGGTTGTGCGGCCTTCTGCAACTGTGCCAGCATTTCCTCACGGTTCGTCAGTGACGAATTCTTGATGACAGACTGCATCAAAATCGGTGTCAGAGGGCTATTCGCACCCAACGTCTGGATCAGGAATGCAAGCTGCTTCTGCTCGTACTCACGCGCCACGATGCCCAATGTCGCCGTAGGAATGAACTTCACATCAGCAGAAGGGTATCGCTCTGGCGCATATTGCATATAACGCCACGCTGCCTTATAAATAAAAGGAATAAGGAAGTCCTCTTGGAAGTTCACCAGGGTGCGCTTGTACTTCTTGATCATGGTCGCTGTCGCCATGTCAATACCACCAGCATCACGGGACACTGCTGTGGGTGAACCTGCCGAGTCCACAGTGCTTGTCGCCATCAGCAACATGCGCTCGAACTCTTTACTGGTCTGCATCGCCTGGCCATCGTTCGTACCAAACTTGAACGGGAAAATGATCTCGTTAGGCGCACCGTTGGTCAGGAACGCCTTACCCGGCTTCACCTCGAACTTGGCACCGCGTGGCAATCGGGTGGCGTCCAGGCCCACCATCGGGGCCACGGTCAGCGCCAGTGCATCCATGTGGGAACGCATCGAACCGTCCACCGCAGCCTGCATATTGAAGGCTTTTTCGGCTGTACCACGACCCAAGAGTCGATTCGGTACAGTATCGGCTTGGTACGACAGGATCGGGCGATCCTTCATCATGTAGGGAGATTCTTCGGCCTTCAGGAGGATCGAGCCGCTGGCGATGACGATGATCGCCTCCACCATGTCGGAATAGTCCTCCAGTTCGGACTCGGTGACACCACTGTCCTCGTTCAGTTCCTCGACTTCCTCACCATCAACAGTTAGATACTCCCTAGGTACTAACCCGTAGTAGGTGAGCAGTTTGACCTTGGTGTTCTCGAAGTTGGCCGCCTCTTGGGTCGGTTCAAGGGAGTCATCTTCGTACAGTGACGAAATATCGACTTCACGGTACTTACCGGAGGCAATGCCTTCAGCAATCTTGTGCAGGGAGATGTACTTCTCCACGGCCACACCCATGCAGTCGTCCACATCGACACCATTGGGGTCAAAAAGGAAGTTTTTGGGGTTGATTGGGGAGATTTGAACCGAAATACGCTCTTTTTCACCGGCACCGTAGGCATTTTCAGTCGGATTGACAGGAACTGTCATCGGAACGTACTGTTTGACCTTCTTGACGGTCACTTCACCGATGCCAGTACCGTAA